CGTGGCGTGGATAAAATTGACTTTAGGTGTGTCGGGTAAGTGTTGGATTTAGCTAGGGAAATGGTCAGGAATACAACTAAAAAATGCCGTTTGTCGAAGAAAAAATGTGTACGGTTACTGGGGTAAGCAATGAAAAAATGGTTTTGGAATAAATTTAAAAGTCCAATTACTTTTTTCATTTGCTAGGGAGTGTAAGGCAAAGAATGAAAATAGAAAAAAGGGGCTTATTTATATATATATTTAATAAAAAATTGTTATTTATTATATAGTTACAGGGGCTTTGTAACGTCCAGTCGCACCCCTGACAATGTAACCAACCTTCCAGCCCTTGCGCTGCAACACTTCCAGCCTCAAAACTAGGGCAAAAGTCAGGTCGTCAAAATGTCTATAGGTACAATAAAAGCCTTCGGAAAATTTCTCGTACTCATGGGTAAGCACGTATTTCCCTGCATATTGTCTGGGGATTTTTGGAAATTTTTCGACGGCGTTTATTGTTTTATTCTACTATTGCACTATTGTTTTATTGTTTTATTGTTTGTGGTTTTGACTGTTCGGAATGTCGAACAGATCGGGGAAAATTCAATTAAAAACGCCCCTTGTCAAGGCTGTTCGCAATGTCGAACAGGGGACTTTGAAGGGCTGTTCGCAATGTCGAACAGGGGACTTTGAAGGGGACATTTTAGGGTGCGCATGAATGCGCACGGTAACCCAAGCAAGATGCTAAAGGGGGACTGGATGTCCCCCTTTAGCATTATGCTGCTACTTGTTCGCTTGCGGCGATGTCCGCCTCGATTGCTTTTAATTCACGTGTTACCCGCTCACTATCCAATTGCGCAACATGGGTGTCCACTAGCGTGATGAGAGCTGACAAACTGTACTCACCACTAGCAAGACCGGCTTGCAATGCGGCGAAAATGGTATCTTGCGGTAACTGAGTGAAGCCTGTCTCAGCCTGTTTAATAGCCTGCACAGTGTCTACTTGGGGGGACTTTTGAGCGGGGAGGCGGGTAGCAGTGCCATCGGCTGAAAGTGTCTTTTTTGCTTTTGCTTTAGGGGGATTTGCCTGGACTTTTGCTGCACCCGCATCTGAGCGGTAAAAGTGTGCAGTTTTTGCTTGCTCACCGTGCAGTTCGCAAAGTGTCTCGTTATGTGCCGGTATCAGGTACTTTTTAATTTGGTCAGATAGTCTACCTTGGTAGGCTGATTTACAGATTGCTTTTGACTCTATGGGACATTGATTGTCCGCTATGCGGCGCGCAATGTCCTGATCCATTGCAAGGTTTACAGTGGCTTGTAAATCAGATATTACAGTCTGCAATTGCTCTAAGGTAAAACCGTTATCGGCGCAAAGCGTACCAATAGAGCGGAAGTGGTCGGCAATGTCGCCATAATTGGTGGCATTGTCGGCAAGAATGAAACAGATATTAAGGGCGTGGTTTTTAATTTGCTCTTGAACGTTACTAGTTTTCATAGGGTAGTACTCCTGTTTATATGTTCGCAATGTCAAACGGTTAAAAAGTAAAAAGTAATTAATTGGTACATGCACACGTTACCATAACCGTGAGTGGATGCAATAAATTTTTTATTGTTTTATTGTGAGTAATACCTATTGCATTAAGTATAAATACATGGTAGCACCCACCCCTACTTTTTGTAGGGGCATTTTGCCCCAGGGCCACGACTGTCCCTCTCTCAACCCCACCTAAAATTTCATTTCCAATGTAACCATAACCATGTTACATTACCCCTCTCCCAACCCTAAAACGGAACTAAAGCCATGCACTACCCCCTCACCCAACTCTGGCTCGACATCTTCACCCCCGGATTAACCGTCAATCTGGTCGTCCCCTACACAGAAGCCAACCAGCAAATCGGGCTGGTAACTGGCCAGTACGAAGCGGCCAGCGTCCACATCACGGATGCCACTAAACCCCGCGAAGACGTTAAAGTCCGGGTATCCCACAAACATCCGCACGGGGTCGGGCTTTTCGACATCCCGGCGCACAACCTACTGAATATGGCGTGGGACGACCATGCCATCCGACGGGCGCATTACACAGTCATCAAAGCCTTGTGGAAGAAGCACAAGGAAAGAGCGCGAGGGGCAGACACCAAGGGGCTCCAGCTCGACGAGCTTAAATTTAAGGTGGAACCGGGCAACCACAGGAGAGAAAAATACCCTACCCCCGATCACAGCCAGACCGGCAACTTTGGTATCTCCGACCCGCAGGTAGATGGGGTTCAGGTTATTTTGTCGAAGTCCCGGCAAGTGGGGCTTACCTCGGCAGTAAGTGCAGGCATTGCCTCGGCAGCGGAAGCCCTGCCCGTCAAGGTGCCGGCGGAAGACCTGAAGGTGTATGAGGCTATGAAGAAATCGTTGGTGGAAGAGGGTTACAGGGTATCACCTGTGGCGACTAATGAAGGCCGGTACGGATACATCAGGGAGGGGGATCAAGTGGCGGTGGATCAAAACACAACATTCGTGGCGGCCTTTGGAACCGGCTGCATTAACCACGCCCTGCGATACAAGGTGATTTCTCGTGAAGACCGCCACTCAATGGGACCATGGTTTCTAGTTCAGGTGTTACCAGGGGAATTGAGTGTGGATGAACCTTTGCCCCCGCCGTTATGGGTGCCAGCAGAACGCCTGAAACCGGGGAATCCTGAAGTGGCGACGGCCTGGGCAGCCAGAATAATTCGGCTTTTGGTAGGGGTGATGTCCCCATGACCTCCATGACAACAAAACTCATCGATACCCAGCAGTACCAAGACGCTTACGGCCGGACACTGACGGTAGAAACCGAATACCGCAGGCATTTTGACGGTGGGCAGGAGTGCCACCGGAGTTTCGTCAGCCGCTCCGTGAAAGGGGACGAGTTCACGGAAAATGAACTCCGTCAGGTGGCTGAATTCCTGCTGTACACGCTAAACCACAGTGCCCGTCGGTTCGACGAAGAGTACGACTGGGTGAGAGAGACGTTTGAACCTGTTGTAGCTAAAACTGACGGAGAAAACACATGAAAGCCCTGATTATCCTTGCCATTATCATCCTGTATACCGCCTCCGGGTGTGCATCCCTGACCTCCAGCGAGATGCAGAGTATGGTCCTGGAGACCAAGCACAACGATCACCCAGAAAGCACGGTCTGCACGGCGGAGAACAGCCGTGGGGAGTACATTCTGGTGCCAGGAAAGCCTGGAAAAGTCCGCAGAAGTCGCGATGCTCTGCACATCGAATGTACCAATCAGACTCAGTTTGGCTACCAGAATGTGGATTCCAGACGCCGGAATGGCACGAAATTCGTCAACTTTATGCTCGATTTCTGCTCGATTTCTTGCACGATTGACAGGAAAACCGGGAAAGGGTACGGCTACACACCGCGCCAGACGGTCTACATGATGGAGAGTCGGAAATGATCAAGCGATATAAGTTTTCCACCTTTGATTACACGGTCGATCTGGAGCTGGACACGTCCAAACTGACGGTAGCGGATGCCATAGACATCGCTACATTCTGGTCAGGCTGGAAGGAGGTTCAAGAGGTGTGTAAAGGTAGTGACCCTTACGAGGCAGTGGCACGCTGGGCGGCTTGCAGCGGGCTCTACTACGCCATGGACGGGTACAACATGACAGCAATCCCGAAACAGATCCAGTCGCAGGAGGGTTGGTACGATCACGACTTCGGGCTGAAGTTCCACAACATCGAGTTCGCGGAACGCCACTCAGCAGACGAGTGGGTGCTGGAACAAGAGGATACAAAACTATGACATTTGCTCATAACACACGATTCAGAACTTTAACTTGCGGCGGGTGCTATGTGTTGTTCGCCATGACGGAAGAGATGTACGACAAACTGGTGGCGGAGCGGGGCAGCTTCTATTGCCCGAAGGGGTGCAAGCGCCACTTCACCGGGGGCAAATCCATGGAGCAGTTGAAACGGGAGCTGGAAGAAAAGAACGACACGATAGAGAAAAGCCTCAACCGACAATACCAACTGGAGCGAGATGTGGAAGCCCAACAGAAGAAACATATAGCACTGCGGGCGCGGATTTTTAACGGGAAGTGCCCGTGTTGCGACCAGGTGTTTGAAAACCTGCTACAGCACATGCACGCGGATCACGCCGACTACATCAGGGAAGACTGTACAATGGCAACCCTCCGGAAAATGTTCGCGATGTCACAGGCCGATGTGGCGCGGGAGGCGGGTGTCAGCAGTCCGGGCTACGTCAGTAGTTACGAGAACGGCAGGCATGTACCGGTATATGCAAAACAGTTGCTGGACAATTGGGTGCAGCAGTACGTTAAACGTGAGGTGGTGCAATGAAGTGGGGGGAGTTGTTTTTAATGGTGCTGTCTTCGTCCTGGGCGTACGCGGTTGCCTTGTGCAGGGCGTGGTGGTGGGATCGGCGTAGCTGGTGGATGCCCCTGACGCTGCGGTGGAGAGGTATGACGTATCACTACCCCCGCCGGAAGATGTGGGAGTGGACGGCGAATCTGCCATTCAAGGAGATCAAGGAAGACGGGCGGGAATACTTGCAGCGGTACTTCTTGAAGGAGTTTACTGTGCGGGGCAAGCGATACATCGCCTACCTGCATTTCTTTGTGGCAGACGATCCCGGTCGTGGCCCGCACAACCACAAATGGCGTGCCTGGTCGTGGGTGCTGGTGGGTTGGTACTGGGAGCATTTCAGGTGGTGCGTGCGGAAGGTGCGGTGGTTTAACCGGATCACCCCGGACACCTTTCACCGGGTGACGCTGGACGGCAGCCCCTTTCACCAGACTACCTGCTGGACGCTGTTCATTCACGAGGCGGAAAATTCCCTGGACCATTGGGGTTTCTGGAGCGAATTGAACGATCCGGACAGCCCGGATGCAGCACTGTACATACCCTACAAATACCCGGAAGGGGTGCAGGGCGCGGAAGCAAAATGGTGGTTGACAGCCCCTTGTAGGCCAAAAGACAAACAATTGAGTTGGTACTAATTATGAGCGAGCAGACTGATCAAGAAGACATCCAGATGGCGACCCAGCAGCGGTTTTATATGCTGCGAGCCCTGCACTCGTCCTCCCCAGAGTTCCGGCAGGCGGCACAGCTGGCGCGCACAGCGGTCAATGGCATGGCTAACAGTATGCAGACGATGGAGGAGTACACGGCGGTACTGACAGGGATATCCCTGGCGACCCTCGACCTGCAGATCAAGCCGAAGACCGAAGAAGATTTCCAGAACGCCACGATAATCCGGACTTGATAAACCCGCCAGTTCCGGTAGAGTGGGTTTTGCCGGCAACGGTACCTTTATGGTAGGTGGATTGGTTGGGAGACCAGCGCAGGACTGCGCGGAGACCGGGGATTAACCTCCCCGGTCTTTTTATGTGTGTCGGGTTTGGTTACAATGGCGTTTCCCAACCCAACTACTAAGAGGTAATACCCGTGGCCAAGACAAAATTCTCAGAAGAACTCCGTATTTCCCTGAAAGATGTCACCCTGATCCCGGCGCCAGGATTCCTGCTGATCAAGAAGATCGAGGGTGCCTACCTCCAGACTTCGGGTTTAATTGTTCCTAAATCGGAACGACTAGAAGGCTATCTGGCGGAAGTCATCGCTGTCAGCCCGATCCCCCGTATCGAATACGGCGTCACCATCCCGCAGTTCGTCACGGCCGGAGCCATCGTGGTATTGACCACCTATGCGTCCGGCCAGATCATGACCAAGGAAGATGGCGAGACCCAGTTAATACAGGAAACGCACATCGCTGGCGTCGTAGACCGTGAGGAATACAACGCCGTCATGGCGAAAGCGGTGGAAGCGCAACAAGCCAAGTTGCTTGCTCAAGCGTGAGTAGGGTTAGTAGAAGACAGCCGGATCCGGGAACCTCAGCGTTTAACCGGTATCTGGCTTACCTGGCCGACATACGCCAGGGCGACGAGATCATCGTCTGCTCTGGTCACCCGCACTTCAAATGCACCCGCGCAAAGGTAACGCAGCAAAGGGAAGGGCAGTGTTTTGCTAACGGGTTCTGGTTCTCCACCGTGCATGGCAGTCTGCTGACGAAAACCCCTATAAAGCACTACATCCTGGAATCCACTCCGGAGTTAAAGGAATATCTGGCAAGGCGCCAGAATGAGGAGTTCTTGTGTGGGCTGCACCCGAAGCTATTGTCGGGGGTACCCAGTGCGGAACTGGACAAAGTGTGCAAAACCTTAGCCGCCCTGCTGGGTTTGCAATGTAACGAAAACTAGGTTACATTACTTGTCGCAGGGTCTCCTGTTTACATATCCAACCATTGAAAGGGGTAAATCATGCCAACTAAATTTAAGCTGAACCAGCCTGTACACGCTATTAAATCCGGCAAATCCGGTGTGGTAGAAGCCATTTTTGAAGACGCAAAAGGCATCCACTATGACGTGCGTTGTGGCGAAGCGAAAGGCCGCGCACACCGTTACGCTGCCGACCAACTGGAAAGTGAAGCGGCTGCCAAGAAACGCAAAGCAGCCAACGACAAGGCCGCTAAACCGGTGAAAGCCGTTAAAGCTGCCAAGCCAGTTAAAGCCGTCAAGAAAGCAGTCAAGAAATCCGTAAAGCCCGTAGCCAAAAAGTAACTGGTTGCTAGGAGGTGGCGAGTGCGGCACACTTTACGGCGCACCGCCACCTTTTTACTGTCCGGGAGAAATGAAATGACTGACCAGAAAAACTCTGATGCTACTGTAGAAGCCCCAGCCAAGCCGACTCCGGCAGCTGCCGAAGTAGAGAAATCCTTGCCCAGCCGCACCCTGTTCACCATCCTGAACGGGTTTGTGAATGGCGGCAGACCGGCACGTGTCCAGTTGACGGTTAACGGCCGTGTAGACGGTAAATTGAATGTCAGCGCCCTCGGCGACGAAGGCGAAGTGCTGGGAACTTATGAAATTTCTGAAGCAGGTATTAAACCGCTATAAGGCTCGTCACGCCTTCAAGCGTGACGGATTGTTGTTTATAGGCTACGCCGCGACCACCGGCACGTTCGCGATCCTGTCGTTCCTGCTGGTGTATCGGGTGTTCCTGTCCATCTGGAAAGTGGCGCTGGGGCAGACCAAGGCTTACTGGGGGATGTACATGGCGGCAATGCACAAAGCCAGGGCGGAAGTCCTGAAGGTTTACCCAGAGTGAGTGACAAGAGCGAACTGGAATTGAAGTCCCTGATGCGTAAAGACCCTATCGGGATGTCGGCTGCCTTAACCTCAGTGCGACCGCTGATGCCCCTCGAACAGCGGATTTACCAGATGATCAAAGACGGCTCGGCGTGGGATACCGCCAGCCTGCACGAGAAGATGCCGGAACACGGACGCACCGTAATTGGTTCACGCTTGAAAGCCTTATGGGATCTGGGCTACCTGAAAAGATCCCCCGACAAACGCAAAGCGCGAGGGTTTATTTATGTCATCCACACAGACGCCCGTTAAGAAACCTGGCTATTTCTTCATATACTGGTGCATGTTGTTAGTCGCCTATATCGACGTTTACAAATATGTGTTGGCAGTGCGCTCCCCTGACGAAGCCGAAGACAAACGGTTCGGCCTGCTGGCGGATTGCATCATTGAGGTCGCCAAGATCGCGGGCAGCCTCGTCAAGCTGACAGTCAGCCTGACAGTCTCCGCAATCCTATTGACGGTATGGCCGGTCTTGCTGCCTTTTGTCACCGCCGCCACGGCGGGTCTGGTCTATCACCGGGTCAACCGTCTGGAGAAGGAATCGGAAGCCAATACAGAAAAGTTACATCAAGATTTAACCGGGGGTTAATGCGTGGCGAAGCCGGATCCGCACAGCCATTTCTCAGCCAGCGCCAAATCGGTCAATACGGAAGAGCGTAACGATCTCTCGGTGGAGGAAGTCAACGACGCACTGAGAGTGGTCATTCGCGGGTTCGAGTTGAAGCGTGTCACTCCGGGCGGCATGACCGATCTGATGACCGCCATCCGCGCCCACACAGATTATTTCTCCAGCCTGCACAACACCGATATCGACACAAAAACTTTCAGCATCGCTGGCGAAATTGCGGAGACGGTTAAAATTCTGCGCTCCTTGCGCGCATCGATGTTTTGCCCTGTCACCGGGAAGTTGCTGGAGGGTAAAGACGTAGGGGAAGCGCGGGATCTGTTGACCACCTCGAACTCACTGATATCCACCATGCTGAAGACGCAGGAAAAGGTCATCAACATGGAACGCTTTCAGGCGGTGGAGGATTCCACTATCGAGACACTGAAAACGATCCAGGAGGATTACCTGTCCTTTGCAGCCGCGATGGAAGCCTACAAATTATCAGGATCCTCGGAAGAGGGTCCCATTCTGAAAAAGTTCTTCGAGTGTATGGAAGAACGTCTGGAGTTGATCAGCTAATGAGTGAGTTAGGTAACGATGTTGTAGTGGCTGAAAAGTCAGTCGTGCCCGCTATTATCAAAGGAAATTGCCTGGTGTTCGGGCACATTTTTGGTCCCGGCACTACGGTACTGCGAGCGTCAGACAAGAAGTGCTTCACGCTTTCCGGGGTTCTGAGTAATTGGCGCTTGGACGGGGAAGTCACTTACCTGGCGATGGCGGCGGATCATGAGCAAGCCTGGATAGTGGAAGAAACTTTAACCACTGAAGGCGGCGAATGGGATCTGGCGAATGAAGTGAATGCTAATGACATTGCTGACAGGCGTGCCACTTCGTGAGTGGGCATTTCTCTTTAGAAAACTACAAGGATAAAATCCGTGCAGGTGTAGCGGCAGTCACCGACTTGTCGAAAATGCCGGAGTGGGTAGTGCGCAACACGCGGAACCCGAAAGATGACTCCCGTTCGTGGACGTTTGCAGGTCACGAATACCAGGAAGAAATCATGCGCGATACCGCGCACCACATCGTCAGCCGAAAATGTTCGCAGGTAGGATTCTCTGAATTTGCACTGCGGCTGTCACTTGGGTTGGTCAACATACAGAAAAACTTTACGCTGATTTATGTGTTACCGACATCGGCGTTTGCGTCCAGTTTTACAAAGGGCCGTATCGATCCTGTCATCATTGCGTCTCGCCAATTGAAAGCCGCGTCCAGTCGAGACGTGGATTCAACACAGATGAAGAAATTCGGGAACTCACTGCTGTACATCAGCGGTTCTGTAGGTAGAACGGCGGGTATCTCGGTACCTGCACAAGGCTTGGTGATCGATGAGAAAGATTTTTGCGATCAAAATAAATTGTCGTTATTCCACACTCGTTTAGGTCACGCGGAAGAGCGTGAGTTGAAGCGGGAATTTTCGACGCCGACGGTAGACGACTACGGCATCGACAAAGATTTCTCGGACAGTTCCCAAGCGTTTTTCACCGTGAAATGTCGCCATTGCTACAACTGGGTTGCACCAAACCCGATGGTTGACATCTGCATTCCGGGGTTCGACGGTGACATGTTCAAGCTTGAACGTGAAGACTTGTTCGACCCACGGGTAAAAGTATCTGATGCGTTCTTACGTTGCCCACACTGCCGCAACCCAATCGACTGGAAGCAGATGATGGCACGCGAGAACCGTCAGTACATCCATAAGTTTCCTGATCGTGAGGTGCATGGGTATCAGGTCTACCCTTTTGATGTACCGTCAGTAAACACGTTAGAAAAAACTATCCTCACACTGAAAAATCACACCAAGAAAGATTGGGTGAATATGAAGATGGGGCAGCCGTACACGGATGCGGAGAGTTCATTCCTGATGAGTGCGGTAGACGCAAACACGGAAGGAAATTGTGTGAGTCTCCCGGACACCAAGCCGGAGAAAATTATCCCCATCATGCGGAACACCTACATCGGTATCGACATGGGTAAGACGTGCTGGGTGACCGTTCTGCAGGAGCAGGGCGGAAGGCTGCGCACGGTGTATCTAGGGCGCGTTCGCCAGACTGCCAATGATCAGCAGTTCAAAGATCACATCATGTTTATCTGTAGGTATTTCGGCGTAGCTTGCGGTGTAATGGATGCCATGCCTGACATCTCCAACGCGCTGTGGTTCGCCGGGGCGGGCGATCACAATCAACATCACTGGGCTTGTCATTACACGCGCAGTGGGAATAAGACGCTGGAGAATTTCACCGTCAATGAAGAGGAAGGGATCGTCAACGCGAAGCGGACTGAGGTGTTCAACGCTTTGGCGAAGGCGGTCAATACGGGCGTGATCACTTTCGCGCACAGCCCGGAACTGGAAACCATGAAGGAACATCTAAAAGCCTTGAAACGGACTGACCAGCCCAACGAGCAGGACGAGCAGGTGCAGACCTGGGTAAAAACCGGAGACGACCACTTCGGGCATTCCTTGAACTACGCCTATCTGGCTTACCTGATTGCTAAGAACGTATTCGCTGGAGGCGCACTGCTGACGGTGGCGCCGATGTTCGGCGGAGCCAAGCTGGCGAAAAACGACATTGACCCTCGTAGACCCCTTGTAAAAGAACGCTATCCCGGAATCGACAAAGGCGTTTAGTAACTGTAGACTCCGTGGCATTCACTGGATCTTGGTGACATTGGAGGACCTTTGGCTGATACCCCTGGCGCAGATTACATAGCTCCCAAGCGATTGGTAACGTCTGCACAGGCGCAGACGCCAGCCTCTGCGGTGGAGAAAGGCCAGTCCCTGCCACTGGACTCCTTTAGCGCCTTAAACCAGTCGGTGCAAACCCTGCGCCAACAGGGGCAGCTGGCGGAAGCCATTCGCCAACTGATCTCGTTTGAGGGAACTACCTCCAGCGCAGTATTCAATTATGTGGAAGCGGCCCAGTCCGGGTATTCCACCATCGCGTACAACCCGTCCACCCATGAAGTAGATACCCAGGCAACCCAGGCTATCCTGACGTTTATTGCGGGCATGAACAGCATCACCGATTACTCGAAGGGGTTTTCTGACCAACTGTCCATGGACATGCTGGTAGAAACCTGCCTGCTGGAAGTCACCACCACGGCGGGGCTGGCGAATGAGTTGGTACTGGATAAGGCGCGCCTGCCGAAATCGATCAACGTCATCGCTTACGACACCCTGACCCCCAAATCGAACGGGGCTGGCGGTCGTTACTTTGTGCAGAACGGGTCTACAGGTGAGATCAACCTGAACATCCCGACGTTCTTCGTTGCGGAACAACACAAATTTGCCAATAAATCGATGGCACGTTCCATGATGGAGCCTGCGGTCAACAATTCCTGGTACTACTCGGAATTTACCGAAGACATGCGCCGGTCGGTCAAGAACCAGCACGGGCGCATGAAAGTTAAGCTTGATGTTCTGAAGATGATCGAGATCGCTCCGGGCGAGATCAAACAGGACAAGGATAAGTTGCTGGCATTCCTGGAACAGCAGCGGATGGCGGTCAAGCAGCAGATCGAAGGGGTAAACCCGCAAGATGCCTTGGTTTATTACGACACAGCCGACCTTGACCTACTCCGGGCGAACGGCGAGAAGTCTGACTACGTCCCGTTGTTGCAGGCGATAGCCGGTAATCTGGCCACCTCCTTGAAGACTTCACCATCGATTGTCGGCTTGCGTGCAGATGGATCTCAATCCCTGTCGAACACAGAATCCCTGCTGTTCATCAAGGTAGCCAAAAGCATCCAGAAGCCGGTGGAGACCAACCTCTCTCGCATCCTGACGCTGGCACTCCGCTTACTGGGCATTGACGCTTACGTGGAATTCCGGTTTGATCCGATTGACTTGCGACCAGAGAATGAACTGGAAGCCTTCAAACTGCTGAAGCAAGCGCGCATTCTGGAGTTGTTGTCTGTCGGTCTGATGAGTGATGACCAGGCAGCGTACGAATTGCAGTTGTGGGGTAGACCGGCAGGAGCCCCTAACCTCAGCGGCACGAATTTTTATAAGGGGTCTAATGCGCCTGATCCGTCGAAAGCATCACCAAATAATGGCGCGCAAGAGAAGGCGATCACGTCGAAGCAGCCAACGAAAGCCGGGGGTAAGAGTCAATGAAAGGTAAGGCGTTAGTAGGCGTATGGATGGGAACCGACGAGGCTGCACTCCAACTGGAGGCTGCGGTCAATAAAGTCGGACGTTCCTCAATCCCCGAACTCCTGAAAATGGAGAACCTTAGCAACCTGTCATTAAGCAGTGCGCCCAGTATGTCGGCTACGGAAGCTGACGTGCAAGGGTACATCAGCCGCGTCCGTTACATGGCGCAGTTGGATGGTGATGTAGGTATCCTGGATATCAAAGGTGTGTTGACAGCGGATTACGAACCTTACAACCAGTACATCGGTGTGGTGTCGTATGACGAGATTGCGTACGCAGCTCGCGCCCTCCGGGTAGCGGCTGAGATCGGCGTAATAAAATCCGTCATTCTGCGGGTTTCCTCGCCAGGAGGGGAAGGCAGCGGCATTGAAACTGCCTCAGCCGCCTTGAAGGAATTAGGTAAAGCCGTCCCGATGTACACCTTCGTGCCGAACCAGATGTGTTCGGCAGCTTACTGGTTGGGCTGCCACGGCAAAGAAATATGGTCATCAAAACTTTCCCAGGTTGGCTCAATCGGCGTGGTGCTGTACCTACGTTCCGTCACCAAAATGATGGAAATGAACGGCATTGAAGTTCGCGTCCTGCGGGAAGGCGAGTTCAAAGCCCAGCTTGGGCAGTATGAAGATTTCGATGAGGAAGCTGTCGCCCGAATGCAAGAACAGATGCGCATCATGTTCGACATGTTTGCTGGTCACGTTGCGGATCAACGCGGTGTCAAGAGCGCAGACTTGAAGTCTGGTGCCGGCCGTGGGCAGGTTTTCCTTGGGGTGCAGGCTCTGAAGGAGAATCTGGTAGATAAACTAGGCGGTTTTGAGGCGCTAGTAAAAATGCTGCGGACTGAGTATAGTCCGGGCAAATCGGGGGATTCCCCAAAAGTCAATGCAAACAGTGGGAGCGAATCCATGAAACTTTTCTCTAAAAACGGCAAAACCTACATGCTGAATGAAAAGGGTGTAGCCCTTTGCGGTGCTGGCATGTCGGAGGAAGAAGCGGCAGAACAGGAAGACACTCTGGTCGAAGTTAAAGAGGGTGACCAGTCTACCGGTGACCAACCTACTGGTGATCAGCCAGCCGGTGACCAACCTACTGGTGATCAACCTGCTGGGGATGAACCAAAGCCAGCCGCGTCGACTGTAGACGCAACCGGTCTCGACAAAATTATCGCGCTGAGTTCAGAAAACGGCGCACTGAAATTGCAGTTAGCTGCAGCCCAGGCGCAGCTTGAAACGGCGAAAACCGACAATGCGGCTTTGAAGGGGGTTGCCCTGAAAGCCATTAACCGAATGGAGATTGGCCTGAACATGCCGGTCACCAAGTCCGCTGACCTTGAAACGGACTCCGCCGTTGTTGCTAAATTCCAGAAATTGGAAGGGCAATTCAACACTCAGTTCAGAGTAGGCTCAAAAGCAGAAACCTCTAACGACACTCCAATCCCTCTTCGTGGTGCGACACCTGCAGGGCCGAGTGCGGTGGATGCGTCTGTCCAAGGTCTGACGAAAATCGGCGGTTAATTTCCCGCCGCAATCACTCATCTATTAGGAGTCATAACCATGACAACTTTCGTTTTTGAAGAAGAGGTAGACCTTGGTAAGGCGGCGACCGTCAATGCCGCACTGGGGGCTGCTGCAGGTGAAAACTGGACGCAGAAAGAGATCGGTAAATCCGTCTCTATGGAAGCGGCCTCTGGAGACGCTAACTAC